TGGTATAATAGCATGGCTAATACTAACTATAAATCCCCATCAACTATGTTAAGGAATGGAAAGAAGAGATTTAAAACCTGGAATGAACTTGCTTTGAAGCTTGGTATAAGTTATGAAATGATTAGGAAGTATCGAAAAACTCATCCTAAAATAGATAAGAAAAAGAGGAAAAATGTCAATAGAAGATAACTTTAGAAATTATGGGGAAGCATTGGATTATTGTTAACGATATAATCTTGATGATTTGTGCCCATTAGTTACCCCTTTTAAATTAGCTGAAGCCCTGTTACGTGCTTATAAAAATGGTACAAAAGAACAAGACATTGTTGGGCATAAAGAAAAATTGGTAGTTTTATTAGAAGGATTAGACTGTCAAAATATAGATGAGTTGATAGAAAAATTACCTGAACATTTAAAGGCAATAGGTATTACAATAGCGAAATACACCAAGATTGGAGCCGAAAGTGATATTGTTCTGATAAAAAAAGCCTTGAACATCGATTGATAGAAAGGAAAAAGAAATGATTGGCAAAATAGACAAGGATGGTTGTTTATTCATAAAAAGAAAAGGCATCTTTAGGGAACAATTCTGTCCTTATGATAGTGATGTTACTTCTTGTGGAGATTGGTGCCCAAGATTTGTTGAAGATATAGTTTTTGGGCAAGTGACTACCTGTGGGTGTAGGGTAAATTTAGAAATTGATGAAAGAGAATATAAGAAGGAAATAAAATGCTGTCCAGACAAGCCCTTGAAAAAGACATACTAATTTTAGTATTAAGGCTCCTCGGAGAAGATCCAGATACTTTTTCTCCAGAAGTCTTGGAGGTGATGAAAAGATGGCGAAAGAAAACTCATTCTGTTTTAAAAGGAGAATATGTTTACGAGAATGATGAATATTATGATTTTTATGATTCAATAGATGGTATAATTGTAGAGGGAAACAAACGTTTTATGACCAAGATTGAAATATATGATGCTATTGAAAAGGAATGGGAGAAGGCTAAGAAATGAGAATAGACACAATAAGACTTGAAATGAGCAGAAGGTTGCGTGTTATTATTGAAGCTGCACAAATTATGCAAAGCGATATAATCGGCAACAATTTATCATATATTAGAAAGCAAATGGAAGAAATTGAACAATATTCCGGTCTTGTCAGAATCGATGTTGATTTGCTTACAGGGCCGAATGAACGGAAGTTTGAAAAAGAAAGTGATAGGGACGAAGCTTTGAATATACTAAAAGCATTAAATGAAGATTAATAACAAATAAGAAACCCCATCCAATTTTCCCCCTTTTGGTATAAAAAAATATCCCACCTTCTGGGTATTTTGACGTTTCTAAAAATAATCCTTTATTTTTTAAAATAAATTATAATATAATATTTATGTAGATATCTAAAAAACTTTTTGAAAGAAGATTTCTTTGTATGAGAAAATTAAAAAGAACAAAAACTAAATTGAGATTAGTCGAAGTCGAAAAATTAAAGAATGTCAATAGTTTAGATAATAAGAAGCTATACCGGAAAAAGTTAAGTTTGCAAGTAAGAAGATTGAAGGCTTTAGAGATGAGAAAAGCCGGAAAATCTTATCAGTATATAGCAGATAAGTTAGGAACAAACCTTTCAAGTGTGTATACTGATGTAGGGGCAATACTAAGAAAGGAAATAACTAAAAGAACTAAGTCTCAATTAAGTCAGATAGTGCAACTTGAGTTAGGAAGACTTGATTTATTGTTTGAGAAAGCTTGGAATGAAGTAAAGAATAATAACATGACGGCTGTAGATAAAGCTTTGAAGATAATGGAACGAAGAGCAAGATATCTTGGATTAGATTCTCCGGCAAAAAGTCTGGTGGGAGAAGATCCAGAGAAACCTTTTAGAGGAGATAGAGCTAAGTTAAAAGTCATACTTACAGGAATGATAAAGAACAAACAAAAGATGGAAGAAAGTAAAGAGAAAGAAGTTCAAATGGATAATAGAAATGTTGTTAATTCTTAGTAGGAAGTTTTGATGAATCAATCCTTGATACAACAGGCAGTACAATCTCCAGAAGACCAGGCTGTACTTATAGCTATGATGGAGAAAGCCGATATATCAGAAGATGATTTCTTGTATGATTGGGACCTTTTTGCAAGACCAAATCAATTGCCACCAAAGAAGGATTGGTTATACTGGTTAGTGCTTGCCGGACGGGGCTTTGGTAAGACAAGGGCCGGAGCAGAATGGGTAAGAAATCAAGTAGAAGAGCATGGAAAGAAAAGAATAGCGTTGGTAGGGGCAACCGCTGCTGATGTAAGAGATATTATGGTTGAAGGAGATAGTGGAATTCTTAGTGTCTCACCTCCCTGGAATTATCCGTCGTATATACCATCGAAAACAAAATTGATATGGCCAAATGGGGCCATTGCTAAAACGTATAGTGCGGAAAAGCCTGATAGATTAAGAGGGCCTCAGCATGATTGTGCTTGGGCAGATGAATTAGCATCTTGGCAGAGAATGCAAGATACTTGGGATATGCTTATGTTTGGGCTTAGAATAGGGGATAAGCCACAATGTGTAGTTACGGCAACCCCGAGGCCTTTAAAACTTATAAAAGAGTTAGTAAAAGATGAGAACACCGTAGTTACCGGAGGAGATACTTTTGAAAATCAAGCAAACTTAGCCCCAGCGTTTTTAGGCAGAATTATTCAGAAGTATAGAGGAACGAGATTAGGAAGACAAGAGATATATGCTGAGATTCTTGACGACAATCCAGAAGCTTTATTTAACAGAAATATTATAGATGAACATAGAGTTGATTATGCCCCTGAATTGAAGTTGGTCAACGTAGGAGTTGATCCTGCTGTTACATCCAAGGAAAGTTCCGACGATACTGGTATAATTGTAGCGGGAAAAGACAAGAACAACCATTATTATATCATGTATGATTATACTTGTCATGTTTCCCCAGAAAAGTGGGCAAGAAAATGTGTAAATGCCTACAATGATCACCAAGCAAACAGAATAATTCCTGAAGTAAACAATGGTGGGGATATGGTAAAAGCCCTTATGAAAGCGATTGACCCGAGTGTAAGAGTTAAATCTGTGAGGGCTACACGAGGAAAACAATTAAGAGCAGAACCAATATCCGCATTGTATGAACAAGGAAGAGTTCATCATGTAGGAATATTCCCAAAGTTAGAGGATCAAATGTGCCAGTGGGATCCAGGATTAAACGAAGAAAGCCCAGATAGATTAGATGCTTTAGTTTGGGCATTGACCGACCTATCACGAACAGCTGGCGGGAAAGCAAGTGGATATTGAAGGAATAAATATGGACTTAATCATTTTTACTGGAAACATAGGCTGTGGGAAGTCAACTTTAGCAAGTAAGTTTGCTAAAAAAGGGTATGTTGTTGTAAGTAATGATGCTATAACCCGAATGATTGGCGGTGATGAGTATGGAATATACGATAATAAGAAAAAAGAAATTTACCATACTGCAGAAGAAGCCATCATAGAACAAAGTCTTGACAGTAACTTTTCTGTTGTAATTGATAGAACTAATATAGATAAGAAAGGAAGAGAAAGATTTATTGAAATTGGAAAGAAATACCACGCAAACATTGTTTCTTATAACTGGGGTCCTGGCAACGCGAATGATTTGCGGAGAAGACTGAAGAATCCTCATGGTGTTTCAAATGATACTTGGACAAATGTTTTTGATCATATGATTGATACTTATACCTATCCGAAATTTGATGAAGGATTTGATGAGTGTTTAATTCCACCAAAAAATTATAAATTTTCTGCCTTTGATTTTGACGGAACAATTGTTGAATTGGAGTTTCCAAAGATAGGGGCCATTATAGAAAATCAAGTTTCCTACATGAGAATGCTTTGGGAAGATTTATCGAATATTATAATTGTATGGACTCGTCGAAGCGGGGATTACATAAATCAGATGAAAGAGTTTATGTTAAAAAATAAGATTCCTTTTGATTTTATTAATGAAAACCCTTTGTTTGATACCGGTTCAAGAAAGATATTTGCTCATGAATATATTGATGATAGAAATTATAGAGGATTGATTAATGCCAGATAATCTTATTTTTCGACCATTAGTAGATCAAGTCATAACCGGGGCGTTTAGTTCTTTGTTAACATCAGAGCGGCAAGAAGACTTGGCTGAGATAGGCAAAGCATGGGATTTCTACTATGGCAAACAAGAGTTATACATAAAACAATATAGAGGGGAAACCGACGAAGATTATATTGATAAAGACAAAACAGTTTTTAATTATACGAAACTTATTGTAGATGAATACATAAACGGAGTGTTTGCAAGGCCAGTTAATATAAACTTGAAAGATTCAAAGTATCAGGATGTATGGAACAACATAGCAGATCCAATGACATTCTTTAAAATACTACCATTCCTTACTAAATGCCAACGAGTGGCGGAAATTAGTGATACTTGTCTTGTTATGATTAGGTATGATAAAGTAGCTCAAAAAACTTATTTTGAAGATATTAGAGGAGAATTTGTTGTTTTCCTTCCTGATAAAGATAATCCAAAAGAGATTGGAACAATAGTTATATCCTATTTATTTGATACTGGGGAATCAGATTTACAAAAAAGGTTTCTAAAACGAATTGAAATATGGAATAAAGAGCAGTGGGCGGTGTGGTTGTATAGTCCAAGTCTACAAGATAAGAAGTTAGTAGGTTCTGGAAGGAACCCTTATGGGTTTATTCCAGCAGTGAGATTTCAACCAGAAGAGGATGATAATACATTTTATGGAATTTCGGGTATTCCTGATGTTGTTAAAGTTAATGAAGTGTATAACAATTTATGGGCAGCGTTGGTTAGAATATGTATAATGCAATCATTTTCTATTCTTGTCGTTAAGTCAGAAGGGGATCTTGATATAACAGTTGCCCCAACGAGGTTTTTAAAGTTTGAACAAGCGGAGAATGCCGAGGCTGGCTATATAACCCCTTCTCCGAAAATAAACGATGTTAAACAGGTATTAGAAAGCCTAAAGAAGGAATTACAGAACTTCTCTCAAGTGCCATCGAGCGTTATTTCTTCGTCAGATGAATCTGCTATCCCTCAATCTGGATATGCGTTAAAAATAAAAAGAATTCCAATAGAGCAAGTATGGCAGAAACGAAGAATGTCTTATGGACCAAGTTTGAAGAATCTCGTTCGTTTGGCAATTCTCGTAGATAATGTGAATAGGAATGAAACTGTTGATTCCCATATTCAAGTGGATGTTGAGTTTTCAAGCACCGCCCCGGAAAACTCCCCTCAAGAACAGACAATTAAAGATGAAAGTGATCTAAGACACAATATAATAACCCCGGTTGATATTATGTTAAGAAAATATCCAACTATGACAAGGGATGAAGCGATTAAGAAGATGCAGGACAACAAAGAGGAAATGCAGAAATTAGGTATAGGGCAGTTTGAGGAAGAGTAGTTATCATGGGCAAACAAAGAAAGAAACCAGAAAACAAAATGGATTATATCCCAGCACCAAGTTGTCCTGCGGGTAAACATATTCTTATTGATGCAGAAACCCCTTGGTATGTCCAATGCGAAGTTTGTGGGACTCGTTTTGCCCTTGTAGCTGAATCTGTGTTAGATAAAGCAGGAATTGATGTGGTGGAAAGACCTGTGACTGTTCACTAAAAGGAAAGAATTGACTTTTTAAATAAAAAGATTAAAGAATGCCAACTGATGAAGAAATAGGAAAGAAAATTGTTGAAGCTGTTTGGATGAATGAAAAGCATGGTAATGTTTTCTTTTCCAGTTTGCAGAAGCAGTTAAATAAATTAAATGCAAAGACAACAAAAGAAGCAACAAAACTATATGATAAGATATTATCTATTCTTGATTTGAAGGATGATTTGGTTGAAAATTCTGTTGACAATCTTTCAAAAGTCAATAAGTTGATGTTAGGAATTGATAAAATACAAGTTGTTTATAGAAGGGAATATGGAAAACTAATAAGAAAAACAAGAAAAGAAAGTTGGGAATTAGTAAAGAACAGGGAAGACAAGATTACGAAACTGTTGAGCAAAGTGAATATAGTGGAAAAAAGTAGAACTATAATAACGAAAGGGAACAAAACTTTGTCAGGATTACTTAATCAACAGGGCTATAAAAGAGTAAATCAAACACTTGAAAAATGGAAAAACTTTGTTTATGATATGTTTTATGTTGGTGTGACAAGAGGAATGTCCGCAGAAGAGTTTAAAAGTCTTTTTTATACCGATGTTGGAACTTTGAAAATAGGTAGTGCTCTTCCACAAGAAGTCGAAATGGAGACAATGATATCAATAACAGAACAACGAACAGCATTCCTTCAACAAAGAGCGAAAGAACTTGGTTATAAGTATTGTTGGAATAGTAATCCAATGGATATGAGAACCAAACCGGAATGCATAAGTGCTTGCTTGTCAGGAGTTATTACTGAAGCTGAAATGGGAAGTGTTCATGGATTCCCACCAAGACATATATGTAGATGTGAGGTTGTTTATACAAGAGGGAAATGGACAGGAGTCAACAAAGGAGTCAATTCAGCAATAGCAGGAAGGAGATTGCAATTATTAGATGAGTTGAAAGCTGCTCCGAATCAGATGTCAGCATGGATGAGATTAGGAAAAGAAGTTCATATTGATCCTGCGAAAGATGCTATACGAGCTGCAGGAATGAAACGTTATAAAGATATTGAAGATAAGATAAAACTTATTGAAGGAAAGAAAGTTCCTGGGTTCGATATTACAAAAGTCCCAGTGAAAAAGTTTGGGGAAGTTATAGAAAAGGGAGGACCTGGAGTAGGGGAACCACTTGATCTTTATATGGGATCTGCTGAGAAAACTATTTTAGCAGAAATAAAGAAAGGTAAAAAAGAATTTTGGTTTACTTCTGATAAGAGGATTGCTGGAAATTATGGGCCCAATATCCACAAAACTCAGGTTAGAATGAAAAATCCTAAAATTATCCGGGGAGTGGTTCACGATGATGAATTAGCAGAGATAGTAAAAGCCGCAAAGTTATCTGGTTATGATGGGGTAATTGTACAACGAACAAAAGATGGAATGATAGAACATATTACAGCTGTTGTTTTTAATCCAAAGCAAATTATAACTAAAGTTCCTGGGTTTGGAGTAGAAGAATTATCCACCATTACTGGAGGGGCTCCAGGTAAGACAGCGAAAGAAATATTAGAGCATTATGAGAAATCCAAGAATGCTACTTTTATTAAAGGGAAGACAGCGGAGGAACTTAAAGCGGATATTGCCAAACGGCTTAGCAAAAAAATGGATGATTTGAATATGCCTGAGTGGAAAGAATTAGTGTATTCTACGGCAAGCAATAGTGAAAGGGCTGTAGAAGAATTGATAAGAGGATGGGCGGCGACAAGTGGAGATAAAAATCCATCCTCGATTATGATGCAGTTAGCTGCCCAGAAGGAGTTTGGTCTTAAAGGGGCAAGTTTGTGGTGGAATAAGGAGGCATTGGCAGAGGCAACTACTCGTTTTAAAAAATGGGAATTACCATTACGAAGATTTCTCCGAGAAATGTATAATGATACACAAGAGCACTTAGCAAAGCAAGGATTGAAAACGGTTAGGGTTACAAGAGGAGTAAAAACTGGAAAACTTCCAACGGAAGCACTGGAACTACCTTCGGGGATTAAGCCATCAACTATAACAAATAAAATGTCAGAAGCAGATGTTAAATTACAACCTATGTCAAGTTTTAGTAGTGATTTTTCGCCAGCTCAAGCTTTTGGTAATCCTGCCACAGCAGAAAGGGCATCTTTGTATTTTGCAGAAGTCCCAGCAGATAGAGTATTATCTTGTCCAATAACTGGATTTGGTTGTTTAGATGAAGCTGAGTGGATAATTCTTGGCTCTCAGAAAGCAGAAGAAAAAATGCTGGAAAGCCTTATTGGTCGATATTACAAAGGAACTCCTGTTCGAAATTGGCGGGGATTGTTTGAGAGTAAGGGGGTAAGTTTCGAAGAAGCTGTGTCAAAAGAAATAGCAAAAAGGACAGAATAAATGGCAATTATAGAAATAGATGCAGATTTAGAAAACTCAGATTGGACAAAGCAAAGTTATGATTTACCAACTGGAAAGGAACTTGATAGATTTCTAAAATTACAAGGGATGACAATGGCAGAATTTAAAAAATTACCAGCATACTATTTACCGAAAGAGAGGAAAGGATAATATGCCATTTGCATCTGCTAAACAAGAAATGTATATGAAGATAAGAATGCCTACGATATGGAAGAGGTGGGTTAAAAAGTATGGGCATCATCCTGGATTCAAGGCATTTGAAAAGTTAGTAGTAAAAAGAGCTGTTAAAACAAGAAAAAAGAGAAAAAGATAATGGCCAAATTAATTAAAGCAAGAGTTGTAAGAACGAAAGGATCAAGAAAAGGAACAACTTATACAAGATATTTCAAATCCCATGATGAAATGTATAAGTTTTTAGCAAGGCAAAGAAAACTTCTTGCTAAAAGGAGAAAGTAATCATGGCTGTATTGAAAACCAAACAAAGAAAAAGATTAAGGGATTCTACTTTTGCCATTGTTAAAATAATTAAAGGAACGAAGGTAAGAAAGTATCCAATAACTGATAAAGCACATGCCAGAAATGCTCTTGCAAGAGTAGCAGCTTTTGGTACACCTGCTGAGAAAGCCGCAGTAAAGAGAAAAGTTTATAAGAAGTTTCCAAGTTTAAAAAAGAAGAAAAAGTAATAAAGGAGAAAATATAATGAAAGGAGTCCCTAAAAGAGACGGAAGTGGCAGAGGAGTTAGGGTTAATCGAGGAAGGGGAGGTTGTTCTCCTCCCAGAAACAGAGGGCAACGAAGAAACACGACTGGGCAAAGGGGCAATAGGAATAGGAGGTGAATAAATGCCAACCGTAACAATAACAGAAGCAAGATTACTTTTATATCAAGTTGAGGACAAAATTGAAGATTACAAAAGAGTTGTTCATAATGTGATTTTTGGAAGGGATTATTATGGCATGGAAGTCCCCTCAAATCAACCAAGTATTAATGTAGAAAAGGCTGAAAAGGTTGAGATCGATACCAGTAAAAAGAAACCAATAACAATACCAGAACTTGTTAAGATTCATAAAAAGCTTGATGAGTTGTATTTGGAAAAGAATAAGATACAAGTGGCAATGACAAAGTTTGAAGCGACACAAACGTTTACTTATTAAAAAGGGAATGATCCTTATAGGACTCCCGACATGAAGGAAGGAGATTGAGAAATGACACAGACGATTGATGATGACAAGAAAGGGAAAGCAAATGTAGAGGAGGATCTTACGGACAAAGATGTAAGTAAGTTTACTAGTGAGCAGAAAGATGATTATATTGACAAGTTGAAAGATGAGAATGCCCGGAGAAGAATTGCAAATAAGAAAATTCAAGAAGGGGTGGACAAACAGAAACAAGAACAGGAAGAGGCTGAAAAGGAATTGAAAGGGACCAAAGAAAAGCTTGAAACTTTTGAGAAAGAGAAGAAGGAAAAGACAGATAAGGATAAAACTGAGAATGAAAAGTTGCAGACAAGATTATCTGAATTGGAAGAGTCCGTGCGTAAATCTAAACAAGATTTAGAAGAGGTGACAAAAAATCTTTCTGTGAAAGAAAAAAGAATTCAAATACAAGACAGGGAAGTACTCGCAGAACGTTTAGTGAGAAAAATGAAATTTGAGTTCGCTTCTGATTATGAAAGGGAAGGCTTTATGAATAGCCTTACTAAAGAACAAAAGGATGGGGAATTTGAATTAAATGATGAAGAGGTTATTCTTAAAGTGAAGGATTTTGTAAAAAACAAAAAGAAACCTCCAGAAACTCCGGGTCCAGGGGACAGGAATCGTATGTCAGAAACACCAATTACAGAAGAGATTAAAACTCTTCTGGAAAAGAAAACTTTGACAGCAGATGATAACAAACGACTTGACGAACTTCTTGACGAAGTTGATAAAGCCTAAGTTTTCGTAGCAAAAAGGAAGTTGATCTTCCGATCTCTTGATTTGAAGGATAGAGATAAGGCAGGGATAGAAACTTATTTAAATTCTTAAATATAGGAGATCGGAAGATGGGAAATGTAGCAACATTAAATTATACGACCGCCACTAATTTGGCTTACTGGCGTCCACAAATTTGGGCAAGGAAAGTCTATGAAGAGGCGAAGGCGAAGATGTTTTGGGACAGGTTTACTGGAATAGAAGGTTCTGGTATGCCTATAGTTTTGAAAAGTGAACTTTTAACACAACCAGGTCAAACGATTAACATTAGTCGAGTGGCCAATCTTACTGGTTCTGGCGTTGAGGGGGAAAGTGTATTAAGAGGAAATGAGGAAAAACTTTCTCTTGCTCAGGTACAGTGTTCTCCTGAGTGGTATCGTCATGCGGTAGCCGATTCTGGTAAAGCAAAAAAGCAAATTACCCAGGATTTCCGGATCAAAGCCAAAGCAGGTTTGTCCTACTGGATGGCTAAGAAAATGGATACTTCCATGTGGACATGCGCAAGGTTAACTACAGCGCAGGGCTTTGATGCAGCGGCAATTGAGATCGTTTACGGGAATGATGCAACTACAGTTGACACCATTGATTCCTCTGATGATATGGGTATGGCTGAAATCAGAAAGGCTGCGGCCGTTCTTGCTGGACATGATATTGAGCCGATAAGAATTGCTGGGATGCCTCCAGGTGAAGGTTATTATCTGATGTTTATTCATCCTTTCCAGGCATGGTCATTGAAGAAAGATTCTGACTGGATTTCCAATCATCAAAATGCTTCAGAAAGAGGGAAAGATAATCCTTTATTTACTGGAGCGTTAGGTGAAGTGGATGGGGTTATCGTTCATTCAACAACTCAGTGTACCAGAGTTGAGAATAGCAATTCCCCGGCAGTTTATACTGCAAGGTCCATCATGGTTGGTCAGGAAGCTCTTTGCCGAGGTTTGAATGAGGATATTTCTTGGAACGAGCAAATGGACGATTATGATTTCGTAGAAGGTATTGGCGTGGCAGCAGCGTGGGAAGACAAAGTATTGGCGAGCAAGGCTCTTGTTCAGGTGGTCACGAGTGCTATTGATCCTAATGCTTAGCAGTTAGATTTAAAATATAAGAGGGGGCAAAACCCCTCTTATAAAAATAACGAAAGGGAAAAGACTTATGAAAGTTAACTACCTTGTTTATAAAGGAAACAAGAAAGAAGGTTCTTTAGTAGTAAAAGTGGTTCATGCTAATTCACCTTTCAGGAATCTCAAATATCAAGAAGGTATGAAGTTGAAGATCGGGGTGGAGATTCCTGAAAGTGTGGCAGAGTTTCTTGCTGGAGATTATAAGGATTTGTTTAAGGTTGAAAGTGAGGAAGTATCTGTTAGCGATATTTTCAGAGAAGAACTTCTAAATCTTATTGATAATTGCGAAGAGCAATTAGCTTTGGAGGAAATAGAAGAACTTATGACAGATATACTGGAAGAGAAAGGGTTCGTAAAGGAAAAAACTCCTGGAAGAAAGTTAGGAAGAAGATAATGTTATGTCGTTATAGAGGAAAATCGGGAATTAAACAATACACTTTTGGGCATAAAGTTTACAAATTTCCTTCTGATGAATGGACTTCTGTAAATGATATTCGATTGTTCAAAGCATTACAGTCGTATTCTGATGTGTTTGATACGCTTTGTTTTTTTGATTTGAATCCTTTTCTATTAATGGCAGATAAGATAACGTTCAAGAAGGATTTAGTATTTACCACAAGTAAGGTGATAGCAGATAAACTAAATGGTATGGCTTATGTGAGACAGCAGGCATACAAACCAGAAATTGGAGAATGGATATTCAAGATACTTGGATACTCTACCGAAAACTTAGCCACTTATCAAGAGACAGGAAAAATTGTCAACATCCTTGCTCATAGGGATTTGGGGGGCATAGGGGATATTATTATGACAACTTCTGTTATTGAAGAAGCGGTTAAGGAATATTCCCATTATAAGATAACGTATGCCTGCCCAGATCAATTCTTACCGTTGTTGGAAAACAATCCTTTTATAACTGGTTTAGAATCTATAAATTCAGATGTCACAAAGAAAGACTGGGATGTTGTTATTGATCTCACTTCAGATTGTATTAAACACGAGATGAAAAATCAGCCTGATGTCAAACTAAATCGGGCAGAAATATTCGCCCAGAAATGTGGGCTCCCAATTGAGACTGTTCCAAGACCCAAAATTTATCTTTCTGAAGAGGAAATTCTGGGGGCAAAGGAAGAGTTAAAAGATTTTAAACTTAAGATAGGATTGGTTCTGAAGTCAAAAGCTTCTGTTCGGAATTGGCCTTATTTTAAAGAACTAAGAACAAAACTATCAAAGAAATATCCACAAGCGACTTTCCTTGAATTTAGTATCAAGAAACCCGCTGGTTGGAAATCAATTAAACAATCATATGAAGTGTATGGGAAAGACTTAAGAAAAGTATCTTCCCTCATAAACGAATGTGATGTGGTTATATCCCCGGATACAGGTCTTGCCCATATTGCTTCCGCTTTACGAGTTCCTACTGTTTGGATTTTTACTCATATTGATGGAAAAATAAGAACAAAGAATTATGATGGAGTTGAGATATGTCAGAAAACTCCTAAGAATTGTTCTTCAAAAGGAATTCCATGTTGGTATGCTATTCCATGTAGTCAGGGGGAGATCGAAAGAAAGAAAAATCCTTTATGTTCATTGGGGATAAAACCAGATTATGTCTTGAGTAAAGTAGATAAAATATTAAGCAGACCAAACATATCTTATTGTGTTGTTTATAAAGATAATGAAGAAATTACAAAGGAATGTGTAAGTAGGATTCTGAAATATAGAAAATATAATAATGAACTCGTTCTTGTTGATAATGGATCACAAAATAGAAATTTTCTAAATGCTTTATTGAAAAACCAGCAGTCGGTTGTGAGAATAAGAAATAAAAAGAATGAAGGATGTATAATAGCAAGAAATCAAGCAATGAAGAAGGCAAGAGGAGGCTATCTTTTTACATTAGATAATGATCAATATATTTCGGCTGTCTCCATTCATAGATTATTGAATACCGAAGGGGATATTGTTGGAGTTGAAGGTTGGTCGATGGATAAAGATGCTTTAGCATTTGATATTAAGGAAAACAAAGGAGAATTGGCTTATGTAGGGGCAGGAGGGATGTTGGTAAAAAGGAAAATTGCTGAAGAGGTCAAATATTTCAATGAAACCTACTCTCCTGCATGGTTTGAAGATCCTGACTTTTGTTTTAAGGCAAAAAGGAAAGGGTTTTCCATAGTTTATTGTAAAAATGCAAAAATAAAACATTTACAACATCAAACAATTAATAAACAGACTAATTTTGATTCTCAAAAGATATGGAAGAGAAATCATGGGCTTTTCAAGAAGATTTGGGTAGATGTTCTCAACAAAAAGAAAAATAGGATTTTGTTCATTGCAGATGTATTTGGCTGGGCATGGTGGAATAAAGCAATGATGTTGAAGAAATATCTTAGTGATGAGTTTATAATTGATTGTTCAGTTGGGGCAATTATTGATCCTTCTTATGACATTTATTTTACTTTTTGCCCTTCGGATGATGAAAAACTTAATGGTATAAGCAAAAATAAAAGGATTACTGGTATTACTTCTCATTTAGATTTTGATAGATACATTAAGAACGTGGATTCCGATTTTTATAAATCAAGAGTTTTTGCTCTACATGCGAATAGTAAAACACTGGTAAATTTAATTAAACCATATCATGATAAAATTTTTTATGTTCCTAATGGGGTCGATACAAATTTATTTAAGTATTGCGATTTAGTGAAGAAAGATGAGTTGGTAGTTGGATTTGTAGGTAAGCACAACACGGCGATCTATAAAGGATTCTATGATTTTATTGACCCAGCTGTTCAGAAAGTGAAAGGAGCAAAAGTTAAAACTAATTTTTATGATTATAAAAATAAAATACCACAGGCGGAATTGTTTTCTTTTTATAAAGAGATTGATGTTTATGTTGTAGCAAGTGTGGCAGAGGGTACTCCTAATCCAATGCTTGAGGCGGCTGCTTGTGGGAGGCCAATAATTGCGAATAGAGTTGGGAATGCTCCTGAATTTGTTGAGCATGGGGAAAATGGGTTTCTTATTGATAGAAATATTGATGAGTATGTCAAAGCTATTCAATATTTTAAAGATAATCCAAGCGAAATAAAAAGAATGGGTTTGAATGCAAGGAAGCAGGCCGAACTCTGGGAATGGAAGAAACAAGCCAAGAATTATCTGTGTTTGTTTAAAGATTTGATAGGATAAAGAGATGTTAGTAAAATTTCATAAATGCGTTGATCATATTTTGAAAGATGTTGATAATGTTATTTATACACATGCCGACCATTTCGAGCCGGGGGCCCATGATTTGGAAGTTTGTAATGAAAGATTGAAGATTTGGACCGAAGATCTTAAAAAACTAAAAATAAAACCAAGTTTATTTGTGTTCCCATCTCTTTTAATGAAATACATAGACGGGAAAATAACTACAAAGCCATCTAGTTCTACTTCAATGATAGTAAGTTATTTGAAGGCTATGGAAGAAAATGGGGCTGATATTAATCTTCATATTCACCATGAACGGTGGACTACCAGTTCGGTAACTGTGGAACCCTGGATTACTTTACTACGGGAGAAAAAAGTAACTGATGATCAAATGTTAGAGGCTCATATAATAGATGTCAAAAAATTATTTGAGAATGCTGGAATTGACATGTCTTCTTGGGGGTTTGTTCATGGAATGTGGGGCCTGAATGCTTCGGATAGAACTGTATGCAATATAGAAAATGAAATAATAATTCTCAGAAAACATGGTTGTTTTGGCGATTTTACCTTTCCTGCAGGTAGGCCTCATTGCAATCCTCAAATGTCAGGGATTTTTTCTGTTCCTTTAAAGTCAGGCCCTAAAATTTATGATGTTGGTTTCAAATTAAGAAAAGCTCAAAATTTATTACAAAATTATCCTGATTTTATAATTTTTTATCCTACTAAGAGTTATTTTTTTGTTTCTATTGATGGTTTGTTGTTGAATCGAGGCAAAAGAGCTTATTATTATGGGTCAATACTTGCCCCTCACTCATTTAGAGAGGATGGACATACCGTAGCAACTTTGTGCCCAGAGAATTCATTGGAAATAATTCAGGAATGGCTTTTATCTTCTATGATAATTGACAGAACTTTAGTAATAAAGACTCATGCTCATTCTATGTCAAATGCATTTTGGGATTTTGATGGGGAAGTAAAGAATCAATCCCCCTTATTTCAAACTAATCATATAGAAAGAATGTCTATGTTGGAGTCGGCTATGAATGAACGCCACATTGGTTTACATTATCTTACCGCCAGAGAGTTATTTAATTTTTGTGTTCAAATAGATAAAGGAAACTCTGCTGGAGATTTTTTAAAGGGCTTATTATGATACATGGAGATACTAAAAGAACTTACTGTCCTGTTTGTCTTGGAATAAGTTTTGAAAATGTTTGGAAGATTCCGTTGACTAAGATGAAGGATAGCATTATTGTTAATGGGGCAAAGTTAAACAAACTTCCTTTTTTGAATTCAGACACTGTTTACCATTTTAGTAAGTGTGATTGTTGTTCGTCTATATTTTTAAATCCTTTTTCTTCTAAATACTGGGAGGATAGAGGGAGTACTTATCATAGAGATAAAGCTATAAGCAAGAGAGAGTGGTCTTCTTACACAGCTAAATCAAATTTGATTGCCTCTTATGTCAAAAACTTTGGGGTGATAGTTGATATAGCTTGTGGAGGCGGTCAGATATTGTCTACTATGAAAGAGCAAGGTCATAAATGGAATAGAATGGTGGGTGTTGAGATTAATAAGGTGGCTGTAGAGTATATTAATGAATTAGGATTTGAGGGCATTAGGGGAAATGTATGTGAGCGTTTTGATATTGATAATGAGTCTGTTGATTGTGTTGTTTTTAGTGAAGCTTTTGAGCATGTACAATCTCAGTACTATGCATTGGCCCAAGTTTCTCGAATTTTGAAATCTGGTGGAATATTGTATATGACAGCTCAGGCATTAGAAGCAAATCTCCCTGTGAGACCAGAGGAATCAGTTTACGTTACAAAAGACACTCTTGAAGAGTTGTTTAACAAGTTGAATCTTAAATTTATGGATATTCAATTATCGGCGGGACGATGGAAACTTATAGCTTGCAAGAAATAAATGTAATGCTTTGTTCCTTTTTAGAAAAAAGACTTTCCGAAATGGGGGAATTGCCTGGAGGTTTGTATAATTATTATATACAGCGTTTAGCAACAAAAGAAATTCTTTCTAAAGAGGATGAAATGGTGGTAGATTATATTAGAAAAAAGGAGTCAAATGAAGTTAATATTTTAGAAGTGGGAGGGGGAATTGGCCAACTTGGGCATTTTTTGTATCTTTTGGGGTATTGTAATATTAGTATTTGTGAGCACGATTGTCGTAGATACGATGCCTGTATTGCATTAGGTAAAATGCTTGAGAGTGGAGCTTCTATTTTAAAACAAACGTTTCCAGAATGCTACCGTCAATTCTATGATCTCGTACTTATTGTTAATATTGTAGGTAGTTTTAATAATTTGAAAAACGATTTATCCTTTTTTAAGAAGATTTTAAATGTTTCAAAAATTCTTTTTTTTCCAACTCTGTATGATGGGAAGATTGCTTATCAGGAGGCCCTTTTTCTTTTTGAAAAAAATGGCATAACCTATAAAGTAGTTGGGAATGGTCTAGTGTTGTTGGAGGGACTGGTATGAAGATAATAATTTTTTCAGGAATTCAAAAGCCAACAGCCCAGTTATCTCTTAACGATATAGTAGGAACCCCCTCTTTATATTCTTATTATTTAAGAAAAGAATTTGAGAAGTTAGGAATTGAAACCGAACCATGCAGATGCCAGACTATATTTGAGACCGATTTGTCTTATCAAGGAACTTATTCTATCCCAAGAGGAGATCATATTCTTTCGGTAGAGCAAAGAGGATGGTTTTTAAGGAAGAATTGCCCTACTTTATTTGCTAAAGTTAAGAAAAGCATTTCTGGTAAAGTAACAACAATCTGTGATAATAATGATGTTATAGGGGAAGAAGATTTTTTGTTTTATGCTGTGCCCGCTTTACAGAAAAAGAAATCTATTTATGTTGGTTGGGCAGCAGATCCTGTTTTATGTTATCCAGATAAAGATAAAAATGTATTAAGGATTTTAATAGATCATTCTTATTATGGGCATAGTGATAGAGATTTATCAGTTAAAATTATAAAGGATGTATTGCAATTTGTTAAGTTTTGTGGTAAAGAAGTTGTTATAAGACGATTTATTTCAGGAGGAGTGGAGACGGTTACTTTAGGGGCTGAACCGAAAATAGATATTTATAGTCGAGCAGGACTTTTATATGTAGATGCTTGTGAAGAATATAGAAAGGCAGATATTTTCATAGTCACCCATGCTGAATCATTGGGGTTATCAGTTATTGAGAGTGCAAAAGCAGGGGCTTTAATTGTAACTCCTAAGGGATATATAAAAAATTCTTTGTTAGAGACGTTAAATACTTACGAGTTTGTAGGAGAAATTTCTTGGGGTAGTGTTTTGGAACAACTTAATCCTGAATTATCTATGCAAGCGGCAGCAAGATTTTCATGGGATAAAATTGCCTTAAAGATAGCAGAGACTTTGGAATGAATATTCACCTTTGTGTTCCTTTTAAAGAAATTGACTGGCTTGGTAACATAACACGAATTCTAAAGAATTCTATTAAAGACATTGGTTTTATTCTTACATCACAGCAAGAGGCGGACGTTATTATAGCAGTTCAACATTTCCCTTTAACTATGGAGAAAAGAAGAGGAGTGAAGTATATTCTTTACCAAATTGAACAGCATTCTTATAAATCTGCTTCTGTAGAAAGTTATTATGCTTTTAGACCGAATGAAGTTTGGGGGTTTGATATTGAAAATAAGAATGAGAGATATGTTCCATTAGGATATCATCCTTGTTTAGAATTTGATAGAAACTTTCAAGATATTGACGTTTCGTTTATGGGGTGTATCACAGAAAAGAGACATAAGTGGTTTTCTAAAGTTAAACATTCCCCAAAACAAGTTAGAGGATTTGCTCATAAAGTGCGGGGACAAGTTTTGAGTCGCACCAAAATTAATTTAAACTTACATGCTTATGGAATGACTCAATTTACAGAATGGGATAGAATTTCTCATTTTTTGGCGAATAGTTGTTTTTTTATAAGTGAGCATTTTTATTGTCCAATTGATGTGCCTCAATTTAAAACTGTTGATCAATACGATTTGTTGGTAGATTATTTTTTGAAAAATGCTGAGGAGCGGGAAGAAAAAGCTGTTATGGCGAATAAAATATACAAACGAGATTTTGATATGCGAAATATTTTAAAGGAAATATTATGAAACCAATATCTGAGGCGTGGTTATGTCAAATTGATATAACTAATTTTTGTGGGAGAGGTTGTGTTTATTGCTCACGTTATGACAGGCATATTCGATCTGACCAAAGATTTAACATGGATCTGGGCTTTTTTGAAGAAGTTGTTCTTTCTTTGAAGGATTTTCCAGGTAAGATTGGCGTGATTGGAGGGGAGCCTGTTTATCATCCTAAATTTGAAGAGATATGTCTTTTATTACAAAAGCTACTTTCGAAGGAGAGAAGGCGAGGGCTATGGCTCTGGAGTTCTGGAGGAGCTTTGTTTGAGAAGTATAAAAAGCTGATAGGAGAGACTTTTGCGGGGGTGGCATACAATCCACATACGAAGTCCCAACAGAAAGTTTGCAGGCATCAACCCATTACTGTTGCGATAGGTGATGTGGTAGAACCTGGAGAATATAGAGACAAACTTATTGATGATTGTTGGGTGCAGAAAACATGGTGCCCAACAGTAACTTCTAAAGGGGCTTTCTTTTGTGAAGTGGCTGGAGCTCTCGATATGCTATTAGATGGGCCAGGAGGATATCTTATTGAGTCAGAGTGGTGGGCCAGGACTCCTGAAGAGTTCCAAGACCAAGTAGACCGATATTGTTTGCATTGTGGGATGCCTGTACCAATGGAGCGTCAGTTGTTGAAAGATAAAAAAGAGAGGGTTTCTTTGGGGCTTTTGAGTTTGTTCAAAGAACATAGACTTTTAAAACTTACAGAGGAGTTTGTAGACGTTTTCGATAGGCGTTTTACAATTGAAGAAATAGAGGAAGCAAAGAAAACTTGGGACCCAGGAAATTATCGAGGTGATAAGCAAAAGGATAAAGTATTATGAATGAGGGCGTCTGTTTTATATGTGCGATGAATGACCCAAAAGTTTTTTCTGAGAATCTTGAAAGATCTTTAGGTTGGTTACAAAGTCATCATATATTACAAGAGGGTTGCTTAAATGTGTCCCATGCTTATAACGAGGCGATGAAGAAAAGTACGGCTGAGATATTGGTTTTTGTACATCAGGATGTTTATCTACCAGATAATTGGTTGAAGTTTTTAAAGAAGGCTTTAGAGAAATTAAAAGGGATTAGTTGGGGTGTGCTGGGAGTAGCAGGGGCTTCATTAGTAAAAGGTAAGACACAGTATATAGGGCATATTCAAGACCGTGGAGTTGAGTGGAATAAAACAAAACCTGAAGAGCTTCCTAAACAATCCCAAACAGTAGATGAATTGTTGTTTGTGATAAAGAATGATGGTTCTTTTGTGTTTGATGAGAAGATTCCTTCCTGTGATTTTTATGCAGCCGATCTTTGTTTGCAAGCTAAAGAACAGAACAAAAAGAATTATGTAATATATGCTTATTTGCAGCATAATTCTTCTCGACAGCGTGGAAAACCTTTGCCTGAGAACTTTTATGCTTCCCGCAAATATATAATACAAAAGTGGAAGAAACTTTTACCTGTGGCAACTACTTGTACGGCGTTAGGATAATTTATGAAGATAGCTATTGTAACAATGTGGTACAATGAGGAGTATTTAGCCAATTATTTTTTACGGCAGTATAACTATGTTGATGAAATTTGTATTCTTCTTGATTCAGATACTAATGATCATACTTTTGAAATTTGTAGTAATTATCCTAATGTGAAAATTGAATCTTTTACGTTTAAAGAAGGGTTTGATGATATTTTAAAGCAGAAAAAGATAAATGATGTGGTGAAAACTAAAAAGGGGTTTGATTGGGTTTTTGTTCTTGATGCGGATGAATTTATATTTCTTTCGGGAGGGGAAGATCCAAAAGAGTTTTTGAGACAGCAAACAGGTAATGTAATGGTTGCAAAGATGTGGCAGGTTTATCGCTATAAAACAGATTCAGATTTGAATTCATGGGATGCCCCATTTATGCAAAGGCAGCATGGGGATCCTAATTTGTCTGGTTTTAATTCTAATTGGGTAAAGCCTGTGATTATTAAACCAGAAGTTGTTGTGGAGTGGAGTGTTGGCTGTCATCGTATTCTTGAAACTCAGATTGAGCAGAGATTGTGTAAAGATTTCTTTCTGGGAAGTCATTGGGCAAATGCCGATCCTGAATTAGCTATTCAACGAAGATTAGTGAGTAAAGCAAGGCAAAGTAGAAGCAATATTGAACATCAATATCAGTCTCATAACCATAATATAACGGAAGAGAAAATAAGAAAACTATGCAAGGAGCATGAAAATGATCCTAAATTATTCTGATTCAGGGGATATGTCAGCCCACGAAATGATGATTTATTGTATTGTTAGAGGGATAAAACCAAAGGCAATTCTTGAGATAGGTGTTAGGGCAGGAGTGTCAACTTTAGCTATGTGTCAAGCATTAGAGGATGGACTTTTGGTTGATGATATTGATTATAATTGTTGTGATGTAGACAAAACCTGTATCAATATTAAACAAAAGACGATTGTTCCTTTGAACTTTTATATTATGACTTCTGATAAGTTGGCGGAAGAATGGGATAAGAAGTTAGATATTCTTTTTATTGATGGATACCATGAGTATTCTCAAGTAAAGAGAGATTACTTTACTTTTAGTAAATTTGTTAGACCAAATGGGTTTATATTTTTACACGATACTAATCCCCCTTCTAAGAAATACACCACCCGAAGTTATTGTTGGGATGCCTATAAGATTTTAGAAGATTTAAAAAGGGATAGTACAATTGAATTCATAACTATTCCTTATTCTTTTGGTTTAACTGTTTGTAGAAAGTTAGAAGGTATTGAGAAAATATGTTAAAGCGTATATTATTTTCAGTTTCCCCTACTGGTTGGGCCTATGATCTTCGTTGTCAAGCTTTAATGAAGTACTTGTCTCCCTATTTTCATATAGAGAAACATGACAATGATTATCTGGGAAAACATGGAAGTGAGTTTGATTTAGTTTATACATCTGGATTTGAAACCGTAGCAAACAGAGGGGCTGAGTGTGGTTGTATTTGTACCACTATTGGTGGAGTTGTTGGGCGGAGCATGGAGCAAATACTCAAGATTGTTGCCCCTGCGACAGCTGTTGCTATTCCTAATTTAAAGTGGTTCCAAACTCTTAAACAAGAACATCGCTATCCGAAGTTTTTTTACATTCCGAATGGAGTGGATACCAAAATGTTTTTTCCCAACACAAAGAAATCTTCTAAATTTATAGTGGGTTGGGTGGGGAATGATAGACCTGATAGAGCAGAAATAAAAAGAATTGGGGCACTTAGAGAGGTTTGTTCTTCTCTTCATATTTTTTTGTTGGAACGAAATTGGACTCATAATAATATTGTTCATAGTCTTATGCCTGACTTTTACAGGGGGATAGACTTATACGTGAATTGTTCCATTACTGAAGGTTCTAATAATCCTATATTGGAGGCTTGTTCAGCGGGTGTTCCTGTGTTAGCAACTAATGTAGGAAATGTTCCTCAACTTGCAAAAGCTGGAGTGTCAGTGTTAAAGGATGATCTTAGTGATCTGAAAGAACAGATAGAATTTTTTAGGTCAATCCCGGCAGAGCAGCGTCGGGCGATAGGTTTGGGATTGCGTAGAAAAATGATATCTGAGTTTACGTGGGCAAGACAAGCTTTACAATATAAAACTATGTTTGATTATTGTTTAAATATGTAAACAATGAAGCAAAAAAAGAAAATAACAAGAAAAGAGAAACAAAGAATATCAAAATTATTAGATAAGGATTTGGTTTATAAATCTAATCGAGAGATATTGGAATTAGTGGAAGAGCATGAAAATAAATCTTTGGAATTGTTTAAAGAAAACTTCTAAAATGAAAGGAAGTAAAATTGCCTGATATAATTGAAATAATGCATAAAGAAGCAATGTTATGTGCCAAGATTCCTGATTTTCAGGGGCGTTCCATTGAAGATATTATGATACAAATAAAGTTTACCGATGGCCACATTCATTCTGTTTACCCGGAAGAGAACGTTGCGAAAGAGTTGGCTCAAGTAGTTGTCGAAGATTTGCAAATTGATTCCAAGAAAGAAAAAATTGAGTTGCCGAAAAGAATAATCTTCCATAATCGGCAGGCGATTGGTGATATTCTTATGATGACTTGTGCGATTAGAGATTTCAAAAAAGCATTTCCTGATACAGAAGTAAAAATTGAGTCAACAGCGATGCATATCTGGGATTATAATCCTAATATTTGCCAAGAGAAATGGAATATGGTAATTGATGGAAAAGAAAACCCTAAACAAAAAATTGAACAAGCAATAAATGAAGACAATCCCATTAGATTATACATAGGTCCAAGTAAAGGAACGAATGCATCAAACAGATCTGATAAACATTTTGCAAATGCTTATAGAATGTCGATTGAAGCTATTTTGAATATTGAAATTCCTCAAGGCCCGATTAGACCAGACATTTATATGACAAAGGAAGAGTACAACAAAGAATCAATTATCAAACAACCTTACTGGTTAATAACTGCTGGAGAAAAGGGGGATTGGACATGTAAGACTTTTCCTTTTCAAAAATGGCAAGAAGTTATCAAAAAACTACCTGATATTACTTTTGTTCAACTTGGAAGTTTGGGGCATAGACATCCTGAGTTGAAAGGGGAAAATGTCATAAATTATATTGGTAAAACTCAGGATAGGGATACGGGAATAAGAGATTTATTTAATTTGTTTCTGAACTGCGAAGGAAGTCTTGGATTGGTTTCCTTCCAAATGCATTTAGCAGCAGCTTTTAACAAACCTTGTGTGGTAATAGCCGGAGCGAGGGAGCCGGTTTGGTTTACGAGATATCCAGGACAGAGATATATGGCTTCAGATGGTTGTTTATCTTGTACTGTGAAGAAAAATAATGACGAACCGACGGCTTGTTGGTATTGTAAATTAGAGCGATGCCCCCAAAAGAGAATCTATACTGATCAGGAAGTGCCAAGATGCGCAGATATTTTTTCATCTGATGATGTGGTTAGAGAGATTAAACGATATTACGATGGAGGAAGACTTTTCCAGGGCATAATATCTGAAAAATCTAAACTCGTTAATGTGGTAGAAACTACTAACATTGAAGTTAAAAGAGAGAAGGAAGAAAACAAAAAATCTGAATTTGGGATTGAATTTGGGGGAAGTTCAATAACAGACAAGGATTGGGATTTTATTCAAGAAACAATTGAAAAATACAAGGTAGGAACTGTCTTGGAATTTGGGGCGGGTCTGTCCACCTTACTTTTGAATTCGATAATGGCAAGAGCTCCTGTGACTTATGAAACAAACATTGGTTGGATCAAGAAGATAAGTGAAATTAACGAGGATTGTGATATTAGAAAATGGGATGGTCTTGCTTTTAGGGATAATTTTGAAAAGTCTTTTGATTTGGCATTTGTTGATGGTCCCGCTGGCGGTGAGAACAGGGAAGAGGCGACGAAAGTAGCAGCCAAACTTGCCAAGATTGTTATAATACATGATGCAGGAAGGGTCCCAGAAAGAAAATGGCAGGATAAGTATTTGAAAGATGATTTTATTCTGGAAGCAAAAGGAGGACACCGATGTCATCTATGGATTAAACCTTCTAATACTCGATTTAAGCCTATTGAAATTGAGCATATACAAAGTACCAAAGAAGATACTATCTCTTGTCAGACACGAGATGATCAGCAAATTCTTAGGGTTTTATTTAATGGGAGAGGCGAAGGTGGGGCGGAAAGGTCAACTACTTGGATTATGAATAGATTTATTAAACTTGGATGGGGAGTTCAGTATTTTTCTCCTAATGATAATCCATCTGGGACATTTAGAAAAGAAGGAAATGAAAAAATAGAATTTATTCATAACTGGGAGGGGGTAGAAAAAAAATGCGATCTTCTTCTTCTTTATACAAACGACTGGGTCTGGGATTTCAAATTGCCAAAAGTGAGAAATATTTTTCATTCTATTAACGCAAAAAGAAAAGTGATGGCGATCAACTATCGATTGGGTGATATAGGAACTCAGAAAGCTTTATGGACAGTTGGTTGGGATAAGTATATTTTTCTCAATTCATCCTTGGAAACTGCTTTACTGGAAAGAGGCATGCAGATAAACACAAAAGTTCTTCCCCCTCCGACTGATTTAACTAAATTTTTTGAAAACAAAATAGATTATGATGGAAGTTTAAGATTGATTAGACATAGTAGTCAGGGGGATACAAAATACCCGAAAGATTTCAATGATATTGTAGAGAGAATTCTATCAGAAATTCCAGAAGCGGAAATATTTCTAATGCCTGCTCCTTCATTTCTATCAGATGCTCTTAAATCTAATGGTAGAGTACATATATTCAAACGAAACCAGCCAGAAGTCAAAGAATTTCTATCTTATGGAAATGTATTCTGGTACAAATTGCCGGAAGGATATCATGATCAAGGCCCTAAAGTAATTATGGAGGCAATGGCTTCAGGGCTTCCAGTTATTGCAGATAATCATAGCGGGGCAAAGGATAGAGTTATTCAAGGAACTGGATTTCTTTGTGATAATATTGAACAACATATGAATGCTATGAAAGCTCTTACATCAAGTAGAAACAGAAGATTGATGGGAGAGACTACAAAAGTATATGCGAAGGAAAACTATAATCCAGAAAATTGGATAAAGGAAATTATCGAATGAAAAAACGATTTAATAAAAAATATGCCTTTGCTAAAATTAAAATTATAGAAAAGGAACTGGAATGACAAAGAAGATTTATGGGTTTATGCATATTTGTATGGCTAATCAATGGAAATCAATTGTAGATGAGCAATTATCAAAATTAAAAAGTTCAGGACTTTATGATAAAACTACCAAAATTTATTGTGCCGTATTAGGAAATGGATCAGATAGTTTTATTATAAATGATAAAAAGTTTGAAATAGTTTATAGAGATAATGGCATTAAAAAATATGAATTCCCAATTTTAGAATATATGCATAAATTTTCTAAAAATAAAAAAGAACTTTACTTTTATATTCATACAAAAAGTGTGTTTCATGAAACGACTGATAATTGGCGTAAAGCTATGGAATATTTTATAATTGAAAAACATAATGATTGTATTAAAGAATTAGAGAAAGTCGATATAGTGGGTTGTTTTTGGTGTGGTGGGAAAAACAGTCATTTTTCGGGAAATTTCTGGTGGGCAAAATCTGAACATATATCTCAATTACCAATATTTAGTCAAGAAGATAAAATTAATAGATTTAATGCAGAATTCTGGATAGGAAGAAAAAATAATATTTTAATTTCATCAATTTGCCAAAAACATAAACACTCAGAACCTAACGAATATGAAGGACTTGAAATTAGTCCAATTTATTATGATAAATAGAATATGATAACGAAATCTGAAATAGAAAAAATGGGCTCTGATAATTTATCTGTCTTTGGAGGCACATATAAAGGGGGAATTTATTTACAACAAGTTCCAGATGAAATTGCCCCTTGTATAAATGATATTATTAAATCAAAAATGAAAATAGAGAATTTTTTGGAAATAGGATCAGCAGGTGGAGGAAGTGTTTATTTATTTAATTATGTTTTTGGTTTAAAGAATATTGTTATTATTGATGATAATAAACATGGGAAACATAAATTTAGATCAAAAATTCTTGAAGAAATAAAAGGGAATGTTTTTGAATTTATAGGTAATTCTCAAACTTCAGAGATTATTAATCAAGTTAAAGAATTAAAAATGAAATTTGATATTATTCTTATTGATGGGGATCATAGTTATAATGGAATTACTTTGGATATTAAAAATTATAAGCCTTTCTTAAATGATAATGGATATTTATTTTTTCATGACATCGCAGGATACAAGCATATTGAAGATATTATTGAAGAATTAGATAATAGAGGATCTTACAAAATAATAAATAAATATATATCAAAAACTCACTCAAGACCATGTGGAATTGGCTTATTACAAAAAATTAAAAGTAAATAAAAAGAGATAAGTTATGCATCCGACTGTTAAAAAGAGAATAGATGAAGTAGAAGATAGGATTAGTCCGTTCTATAACAAAATAAATGTTATAGTTACAGGAACTTCCAATCAGAGAGTGTTTATGCTGGCTTGTCTCAAAAGTATTCGATCCATAGGATGGACACTAATGACTTACGACAATCCTGTTGATGATTGTAATAATAGATTTCCAAGTTCAGAATGCTTTAAGTTAATAGATCAATTTTTTATGAAACATAATACAAAGGTTGTTCCGGGGCCTACTTATCCGCAGTTTTGGAACTATAAACATGGGATAGATATTTTAAGAGGTTCCCCGGCTGAGTATGTTTTTACTATTGGAGCAGATTGTGTTTTGGAACGACCAGAAGGAATTTCTGAAATAGTTAAAATGTTGGGCGACAATGATCTTATAGCCTGCTCTACGGGAAGGCATCAAGTTCCTTATTGCGGAACAAAGTCTTTTCTTGTTAAGAAAACTGCTTTTATAGAAATTGTTAAATACTTAGAAGAAAAGACATATTATCCTTTTCAGGATATAGGTAATATGGAATACCGAATGGGATTGGCTATTCAAGGAATGGGGATTAAGGAAACAAGAGTTCCTGAGAATCCAGCGGATGATCAATTTTCTCATTCCTATGATAAGAATGATAATTGTGTTGATCGTGGAACTTGGGGAAAAGTATTAGGATTCAGACATTTGGCAGGAGAACATAAGATCAGGAAATTGGAAAAGAGAATCCCTGTTGAGGAGAAGTATTTTGACAAGAAATATTTATCCGGATTAGAATTAGAGATTCTTTCAAGATATTGGGAAACCAAGAACAAAAATCTTTTAGAAAGATGGTGGGGAAAATAAAGGAGGATTGCTATGGGAGACAAAGGAAAAAAACTTAATAATTTGGCTTTTAAACGAGATACAGCAGGGGAAGTGATTAATGCTGGTCAGAGTATAGTTAATATTCTTAACTCAGCCCTTACTTCAAGTAAATGGACAGCAATAACTTTACCAGATACTAATCAACTTGCTTGCAAAAGTATACTGGCTGGAATGAGGGATGGTTCAAATTGGAAGTTTTCCCATCTTTCCAATGGGGCAACATATAAAACAGTCAGAGGAACCCTCTCTCTTGATATAGCAAAAGAGAAAGAAGAACGATTATTCTATGCCCAATCATCTGGTGCAAGCGGAACATTAGAAGTGGTTTTATTGGATTAAGGGGGATTTTATTATGACTATGATAAGGGAAGAAACAATAGTACAAAGTGATCTTCCAATGGCTACTATTACTGACCCTGCTTTAAATGCGGCTGTTTCAACTACTATAATAGATTCATATAGTGGGATTATAATAACGCTAACAGGAGCAGGAAATGCCCAGACGTTACAAAGCCCAACAAATGTAACTGCTGGAAAGAAGAGATTTACGGTTGTTGCTAATGATAGTAATGGGGCAAATGTTATAGAAGTCGGTGGTATAACTATGTCTGCTGGGGAAGCTCAGAGCTTTGTTTGGGATGGATCAGCGTGGATAGCTATAACTGCTGTTGATGCAGATGATATAACATTTACACCTACGGGAGATATAGTTGCTGTTAATGTTCAAACTGCTATTGCAGAAGTCGACACAGAAAAGATGAAGCGTATTACTTCTGTAGATAATGAAATAGCAAGATTTAATTCTACTGGTGGGGATGTGCAGGGATATACAAGCAAAGCCCCGACTATTGATGACGATGGCAAAGTAGATTTTCCTGGTGGTTTTGGCGGGGACAATCTATTCCTTGACCACAACGTTGAAACTCTTGCAGCAAACAAAACTCTTGTAATTACAGATAAAGTTATTCAAAAGCTTGACCCTGATGGAACTGATAGAGACGTTCTCCTTCCAGCAGAAAATACAGCAACAGATTTAGTTTTCTTTATTTATAATATGGGTGGTGAAGTCGGGGAAGATTTATATATTCAGAATGATGCAGCTGGGGCACTGGTGACTGTGGGTTATGGTCAAATGGGAGTATGCACTTGCGATGGGACTACATGGAAAGCTATAACTATTGCATCAATCTCTGAAATAGACGACCTTAATTTACGGGTTAAAGAGGAAAATACGTCCGCTCTAATTATAGGGCAACCAGTTTATGTATCTGGCGCAACTGGTGTTGCATTTCCAACTGCAGGCCTTGCAGATTGTGATGATTCTGCAAAAGTCAGAGTTAGGGGGCTTGTATCCGAAGCTATTTCGCAGAATACTACAGGTTGGGTTAGAACTCATGGAGTTCTGGAGGGAATTGATAGCACTAAAGGAACGGTCGTTAATCCAAATTCTGAAGACTGGACAGCCGGCAATCAACTCTGGCTATCAAACACGGCAGGTGGATTAACTAATGTGAGACCTACCTCTGGTCGGAGTGTAAAAATTGGAATAGCTCTTACAGATGAGGGATCTAATAGCAAAATACTTATTGCTGTATTTGAAAATCCTATCCAGGCAACGGCTGCTTCAGGCGAAGATATTGTCCGAAGAATGGGAGATAGTGCCGGAGCTAATAAGATTTCTTATAGAGATTATGCTAATAATGAAGTAGCAAGTCTTGATAGCAATGGAAACCAGGCTGTCAAAAGACATATTTCTCAAGCTCCTGCCGCAGAAACAACCGTAGGCACAGTTTCAGCTGCTGCAAAAGTAGTTACATTCAGCTCAGCAGCAGATCATGCGCTTTGTAAGGTTGGTTCAACCATAGTGGCTAATGCCGAGACAAGGATTATCGTAGCTTTGTCAGCTTCACCAAACGTAACTGTTGATTTAACTACAACATGGGCTGGTTCGTCTGCTATTACCTCACTCACTGATCCTATCTCGCAGATGAAGAAAGCTGATGGAACTGTTGTTGGTTATGTTAATGCTCTTGGTGGGATTGGGCTGGCTGGAGGGACTGGAAGTTTACAGAAAGGGATTGCTTTTGGGGATAGTGGAATTTTTGAAATTGATGCTGACGTTCTTGGCTATAAAGTAAATGGTATTCACGTGGCTTCGACAACTCTATCAGTTGCTATTGGAGGATTTGGTTCTACTCATGCGGGATTAAAATATGGTGATGGTACTGCTATATCTCCAAGTATATGGCCGAGTAAACTGGATTCTGACACTGGTATAAGTGTAGCAGGCACTGATCAAATCTCCCTTATAGCAGGCGCAATCGAAGCAATACGACTAACCGAAACCACAGCTAAAATGGTAGAGAAGTTTGCTTGCAGTGCTTTAGGCGGAGTTGGGCGAGTAGCTTTTTCAGCCACAGCGAATATTACAGCAGATGCTACGGTTACTATTCAGGTTAATATTCCAACAGGTGCTAAAATTCTTGGCGTTCAAATGAGAGTTGATGTTGCCCTTGCCGCTGGTGAGACATGGATTGCAGCTTATTCAGGCGGAGCAAGCCAAAGCATAGCTGTAGATCAAGCAGTTGCACAGAAC